TGGTATCGATCTGGTTCGGGCTCGCCGCCAGGTACCAGGCGGTGTCGCTGTCGGCATCGAGCCGGGGCTCGGCGATCGGGCTCAGCGTGCGGATCGATTGCGGCACCACGTTCTGGGTTTCCGCCGGAAGGATATTCTGCGCCACCATCTGTTCCGCCTTAAGCTCCAGCGCCGCCGGCACGATCAGGAAGGCCGGGCGGATGTTCAGCACGGTCTTCTTGTCGAGCCCGGTCTGCTTGCGCATGGCTGCGCGGGCCGCTCCGACGCTGTCCACGCCGAGCGCCGCGCCGGTGCCGGCGAGGTTCTTGTGGTTGGCATGGAAGAGCGCCGTCCCGTCCGCCATCGGCCGGGTTCGAGGTGACGATGTCCCAGACCACGTCGCTTTCCAGCTGGGCGATGGCGTTGCCGTACATCGCCGGGATCCGGGTGAAGGCGTCGAGATCGTCGTTAATCAGCACCTGCCGGGTGATGGCGACCACGCGGCCATAGGTCTCGATGCGGTAGCTCTCCTTCGACTCGCCGAGTGTGCCGCGCTTGAACTCGCCGCTCTCGCCCACCTTCAGGAGCTGGGGCACCTCGCCGAGCTGAACCCGGTGCATCGCCTTGAAGTCGGTCGCGAGCACCTGGCGACAGAAGGCCAGGAACGTGCGGGGATAGGCCTCGTAGGCCTGGCGCAGGGTCTTGTTGGTGACTGCCGCCAGGATCTCCGGGAAGTCGGAGGTCGAGTGCAAGGCTCGCGTCGCCACCTCGTCCCGCGACATGCCGCGGGTGTTGACCCCGGCCTCGGCGAGGCTTTCGCGCGCGAGTTCCATCAGCGTCATGCCGCGAAACTGCCGGGCGGCGTCGGTGAGCTGGAACAGGGTCGGGCTGTAGCGGTGCAGAAGCGCGTTGGCGGCCGCATCGCGCCGCGTCACCCGCTCGTCCTGCCCGCCGAGCGGCACCGAGACGTGGCCAAAGGTCCGCGTCTGCTCGGACGTTTCCGCCAGGGAATCGAGGATCTGCCGGCGCGCCTCGTCGAGGCTCACGCCACGCTTCACCAGATCGTCGGCGACGCCACGCTCCAGCCCAAGGCGGGATGCGAGGTCGAAGATGGTCGCCGCCCGCTGGCGTTCGCCGGCGCGGGCCTCGGCGACCAGCGCCTCCGCGTCGGGCTTCGGCCGCTCTTTGGCCTTCAGAGGCTTTTTCGGGCTGCGCGTTTCCCCGGGCTCCGTTTCGTCGGGCGCTTCTGCTTCCTCGACGACGTCGATCGCGTCCTCGGTTTCGATGTCTTCGTCATGCATGGGATTGGTCCTTTCGGTCCTGGGAACCGCGCCGGCACGATGCAGGACGCAGTCATGGCGGTTTTGGTTGGCGCGGAAGCCGGCGGCGGGATCGGCGCCGACCGGCACGGCGGAGATCTCGAAAGGGGTCCAGTTGACGGCGCGCCAAAGCTCGCGGCCGCCGTCCGGCTTGGACACCTCGTAGCGGTGGACCCGGTAGCCGATGGAAACCGCGCGGATGTGCCCGGCCTCGATGTCGCGCCAGATGTCGCCGACCGCATCGCGCTCGGAGATCCGGATCCGGGCGATGCCTTGCCCATTCTCGATGCGCGCGGAGTCGGGCACGACCGAGCCGATCACCGCATCGAGCTCGGTCAGTTCATGAACCCTCAGAAAGGGCGCGCCGGCATTCAACCGCTCGAGCCGGACATGGGCCGGATCGAGGCTCAGTTCCTCGTCGTGAGGCTGTCCGAAGAAAGGCACGCGGCGCACGCGCGCGCCCGTCGACCAGACCACCCCGACGGTACGGGCGTCGCTGTCGACGGAGCCCGGCGCGAGCTCCGCCATCCGGCGGAGCGCCGGCAGGTCGATCGTCTTATCCATTTCGTTCCCTTGATTGTCAGTCGTTGGCGATCAGCCGCAGGTCGGGTTCGTCTTCATTGGGCTGATCGGCGGCATCCGCTGTCTCGGTGTTCTGTGCGGACCCCGTCTTGGTGACCCGCCTGGGATCGGTGTCGAGCACGAGACCGAGCGCGTCGAGCTTGGCGTTGGTGGCGGCGATCTCGGCCAGCACCGCGTCGGGATTGCGTCCCTTGCGGGCAATCGCCTCGGCGAGCGTCTCGGTGCCGGAGCGAATGGCCAGAAGATCGGCCATGGCATCCTTCTGCGGATCGACCGCCTCGAACTTGGGCGGTGACCACTCGACACGAACAATGGGCTCAGGAATGTGCCCAGCCGCCCACGCCGCCTCGGTAAACCAGTTCCAGACCCGGTCGCAGAAAAGGGGCACGAACAGTTGCCACTGCACCGCATCGATCATGCGGCGGAACTCGACGAGCCCCGCCCGGATCGACGAGTAGTTCACTTGGCTGAGATCCCCGGTGAGTAGCTCGTAGGGCACACGGAACCCCGCCGACACCGTGTGCAGGCTGGCGCGCTTGTATTCGGCATAGCCGCCGGTCGCGGCCGGCCGATTGAAACGGATCTCCTTGCCGCCACGGGCGTAGGCGATAAGCCCCGGCTCGAACTGCTCGACGCGGTTGCCGTCCGCGTCCACCACCGTCGGCGCGATCCCCTGTTCGGCCTCGTCGGCACCGAACACGATCGCGGTGACGCAGGCCTCGGTCTTCTTGCGGACGATCTCGGCGATCTCGTAATCGTCGAGATCGCGCAAGCTGCGGATCACCGGCGCCCCCCAGGGGACGCCCCGCGCCTGCGTGCGCTGTTTCTCGTAGACATGGGCGATCTCGGTTGCCGGCACGGCGGTGCTCTTGAAGCCGCCCTGCAGCGCGCCGAAGGCATCGCCCGGGTGGCGGGCGAACAGCCAGTAGGCGCGTCGTCGCCCGATGGCGTCGAACTCGACCCCCTGGACCGCTTGGCCGGAACCGATCTCGCCGTTCCTCGCGGCGTCGAGGAAATCGGCCTCGAGGACCTGCATCTGGACCGGAACGGCCAAGCCATCCGCGGCGCGACGCGGCCGGCGCCGGACCAGGACTTCACCGGCTTCGACCATCTCCCGGCAGACCAATGTCTGCAGGCCGTAGAAGTCGAGTTGCCCATCGGCGTCGCAGCCACGCGCCCAGGTCTCCCAGAGGTCGTTGACGGTCCGGTCGAGCCGGTCGTCGCCCGACGCCGCGCGCGCCATGATGCCGGCGCCGACGATGTTGTTGACCAGAACCGCCACCGCCTTGGCGGCATGCGGGTTGTTGCGGACGAGATCGCGCATTCGATCTCGGAGCAGTGCGCCCGCCGTCACGATCTCGCTGTCGGCAGATGTTCCAGGCGAGCACCAGCCGTCGGTCCGCCGTCCCCGTGCCGCGCCCTCGTAGCCGCGCGTGAGGCCTTCGAACGCCTCGCGGGCCAGCAGACGCCGCGTTGCCCTCCGCGGCGAGACCACGGCGATGGCCCGGTCAAACCAGGTTGGGCGCATCAACGATCTCCTCGCTTGAACCCGGCGTACCCGGCCATGGGCATCGGCTTGTCGGCGCCGTTCATCGCGCGCTCGATGGTGCGGATGCGGCCCAGCAGGTCTTCCGCCGTGCCGTATTCAACCGTCTTGCCGTCGTAGCTCACGCGGAGCGTCCCGCTTGCATAGGCGCGCCTCAGGGCCGCCAGTTCGGTTTCTGTCCAGTCACTCACCCGAGCCATCCTTCATTTCGGCCGAACCATTCCGAGCGCCTCTTGCCCTTGGGCTCGGGCGACACGCGGTTGACGACGCCGGCCGTCGCCTCGTCCTCGGAAGGCACGCCCAGCTGTTCCTCGAGGTCCTGCCACTTGGCGTCCGACCAGCGGTCGGCACCGGCGATCCAGACAGCGGCGCGGGCATAGACCCGGCAATCGAGCGCCTCGTTCCGTTCCCTGAGCTTTTGCCATTCGAGCCGGGCGAAGCCGCGCTTGGTCCGAACCGTGACCAGCTGCTCGGCGACGAACTGCTTCACCCACTCGGTTTCGATCCAGTGCGGCAGATGCACGGTGCCCGCCGGAAACCGCGCCCCTTCGGCGTTCGACGGACTCACGCCGCGCCACCGGCGCGACGGTTCCGTCTCACCCTCGCCGGTCGGCCGGTCCAGCCTCAGAAACCGGTAGGTCTCGGCCTTGAAGGTCGAGACGGCGACGGTCCAGAGCCGCGCGCCACGGCGCAGCCGCTTGCCGGCATCGGTCGCGTCGACGAAGGTCGGACCCGACACCGGGCTCGCTCGGTTGAAGCCCTCGACACCCTTAATCGGCGCCACCTGCGCGACACCGGCCCGGCGCGCCCAGGCGTAGACCGCCGGCGCGTCGAAGCCGCTATCGATGGCGAGCTTCGCCAGCCTCAATGCCGCGCCGCCGGCATGCGGCCAGGTCCTTGTCAGCAATCGGTCGAGCGCATCCCAGGTCTCGGCGTGTTCGGGGCCGCCCTCGATGACGACATGGTCGACCAGCCAGCTTTCCAGGCCCCGGCCCCAGGCCCATATGTCGGCCTCGATCCGGTCCTTCTGCACATCGGCGCCGGCGGTCAGAAACAGTCCGCCCGGTGGCACGACACCGGATTTCCAGGTCTCACGCCGGTCGTAGAGCCGCTGCCAGTCGGGCGCCTCGCCGGTCTCGACCCAGGTCTCGCCGAGCACCGTGTTGCGGAAGGCCTTGATCGCCTCGTCCGAGCCCTGGGCGGCTTCCCAGGCCCGCGCGATGCGCTCCCAGGACAGCCAGCCGACCGGCGAATAGAGCGCCGACAGATGGAACCTGATGGTCGCCGGATCGTCGGCCTCCGCCGTCGCCCGCCACTCGCCGGCTTCGAGCATCGCCGTCTTGTGGTGTTCGGCGATCGGCTTTTCGCAGGCCGCGCAGTGGTAAGCAGCCGTCTCCGGTCGGCCCTTCTCCCAGCGCAACCGCTCGAACTCGAGCCACTGCCTGTGGCCGCAATGGGGACAGGGCACAAAGTAGCGCCGCTGGTCGGACGCCTCGTACTCCCGCTCGATGCGGGAAAGCCCCCGGATCGTCGGCGTCGAAACCAAGAACACCTTGCGCCGATGGGCGAAAGTCAGCGAGCGCGCCTCGGCCAAGGTCACCGGATCCCCTTCCTCATCGGCCGACGCCGGATAGGCGTCGACCTCGTCGAGGAAGATGTAGCGGGCCGGTGTCGAGCGCAGACCCACGGCCGAGTTCGCCCCGGTCATGATCAGCAGGCCGCCGGCGAACTCCTTCGACAGCATGGTGTTGCCGGAGTCTCGCGAGCGGGCCGGCCTGACCCGTTCCCGAAGCACCGGGCTTTCCTCGATCAGAGGATCGATGCGCTGGCGCGAGTTCCTTTTTGCGAGCTCGACCGTCGGCTGGACCGCGAGCATCGGCCCCGGCGCCTGGTGGATGGCGAACCCGATCCAGTTGTTGCCAGCCTCGGTGGCGCCGACCTGGGCCGCCTTCATGAACACCACCCGCCGGCAGGCATGACCCGGCGACAGCGCATCCATGATGGCGCGCATGTAGGGCGTGCGGGCCGTGCGGTAGCGCCCCGGCTCGGCCGAGGCGCGTGCCGCCAGCATGCGATGTCGGTCGGCCCACTCGGACACGGTCAACAGCGGGGTCCGGCTCGAGCCCGTCCCGCCAGGCGCCGATCAGATCGTCGATGCCCTCGAAGGCGAAGGGATCAGCGGAACTCGGGCCGGACGTCGGCGAGTTCGGAGAGATGGGCTCGGACATGGGTCTCCAGGACTTTCTGCATGGCGTGCGCCTCGACACCCAGCTCGGAAGCCATCAACGCCGCCACGCGGCTCGGCCAGTTGACCCAGGCGTCGCGCTGCTCGCGCGCCAGCCGGAACACCACCGCCGTCGCTCGCGCCTTGTCGACCACCTCCTCTTTCAGCCGTTGCACCTGAATGCGCGCCCGCTGCGCCTTGGCGATCTCGTGCGCGGTGCGCGCCTGGGTGAAGGTGGCGCCGCCTGTCTGAGCGACGGGTTCGGCCGTTGCCGGGCCGCTCGCGGCGCCTGTGTCCTTGGAGGGCGCTTCAGCAGTGGTTCGTTTCGACGATCGACGCTTCGCCGGATCGGTCCCGGCGTCCCACTGGGCATCGGCCGTCGCGGGTTCGATGGTTCCGTCCGGCTCCCTGGAGATTCGCCCCGCCTTGATCGCCTTGAGCACGGCGACGTGGCTCACCCCGCGCCGGCGCGCGTATTCGCGAACGGATATGCCCATGATCGATATGCCTCGAAAAGTCGCGGTAGGGATGCGCACTGCTGCGCACCCCCCGCACAGATCCGTACGAGCGGCATTCCCGCATACGGCGCCTACCTCGGGTGGTTGACGGCAAACCGCTGTTGCGGCCAGGGATGACGGGTACGCGCGGCCGGCAGCCAGGGATCACACACCCGGTTGAAGCGCGCCCACGTCATCCGCCGCGTCTGGCTGCGGCGGCGCAGTCGGCGGAGCCACAGCCAAGCGACGGCGTGACGGAAGGAGACCAGGGCGTGGATGTTGGTCGGCACGGCATGGTAGGCGTAATAACCGCCCACCACCTGCGCCAGCCATTGGCCCTGTTCCGATATGGGCGCGTGCCATCGACGCCTCAGGCCGTCCCGGACTTCCCGCAACGTCGCGCCCATCCTGTCCCGCCGCGCGTGGCGGTGGAGCAGGAAGCCGCCGGCCCTTTTCTGACCGCAGATGTGCGTGAATCCCAGGAAGGTGAAGGTCTCCGGCTTCCCCTGTCCCCGCTTGGCCCGGCGGTCGGCGGCATAGATGCCGAACTCGATCGGGCGGGTCTTTTCCGGGTGCAGCGTCAGGACGAACTTCGCCAATCGTTCCCGCATCGCTGCGCGGAAGCGCTTGGCATCGTCCTCGTACTGGAAGCCGACGGCGATGTCGTCCGCGTAGCGGACGATCATCACCTTGCCGCGCGCGTCCCGCTGTCGCCAGCGGTGCGCCCACAGGTCGAAGGCGTAGTGCAGGTAGATGTTGGCCAGCAGGGGCGATATCACCGCACCCTGCGGGGTTCCCACCTCCGCACTCACGACCTCGCCCGTGTCTTCCCGTACACCGGCCCTCAGCCACTTGCGGATCAAGCGGAGGACGCGCCGATCACCGATCCGATGCTCCAGGAAGCGGAGCAGCCACTCATGGCTGACCGCATCGAAGAACCCGGCGATGGCGGCGTCCAGGACCCAACTCACCCGTTGGCGCGTGATGCCGACCGCGAGCGCGTCCAGCGCATCGTGCTGACCGCGCCCCGGTCGGAACCCGTACGAGAACCCGAGGAAGTCCTCCTCGTAGATCGCGTTCAGGACATCCACCACCGCCTTCTGGACGATCTTGTCTTCCAGGGAGGCGATCCCGAGCGGGCGGAGCCGACCGTCCGGCTTTGGAATGTACCGCCGCCGTGACGGCTGTGCCCGATACCCGCCCCGGTGCACGCGGGCATGAAGGTCCTGGAGGTTGTCCTCCAGCCGCTCTCCGTACTCCTGCCATGTGAGGCCGTCCGACCCCGGGGCCGCCTCCCGTCTCAGCGACAGGTATGCGGCCCGTAACCAGTCCGCCGTCACATGGTGAAGGAGCGCGGTGAAGCGCTCCTTCGGCCGCGCCTTCGCGGCTTGCCGTACGCGTTCCAGCGCAGGTGACACGCCAATGGCCCGGCTCTGTGTCCGGGGCGTGCTTTGCCGGTCCGCGTTCCCCTTGGTCCCTCCCCTTCGCTCCACTGGCTCCGCCGCCATCGAGATGGCTTTGTTCGCCGGCTTCCCCGCTACTATGGAAGAGTCCGACTTCTCGTGGCCGTGCCTCGGCGGCTTCGGCGTGACCTTCCCGCCGCGGACCACCCCGGACTGGGATGGCCGGTCCACGAGACCTCCCGGTTCCCGTGCAGAGAGCGTACGTGCATGCCGGGGCCTCTGACCGCGCGGGGCCGGCGGGGCGCTCGCGCTATCACGCCCCTCCGTGTTGCCTTCCGCGTTGCTTGCTGCGTCGGCGCCCCGGAGTTCACTTTCGCGGCTCAATGGCCGGCCTACACGCGCCCCTGTCAACGCTTCACGACGCCCCTCGCGAGACGCCGCGCATGACTCGGGGTCGGTGTGGGTCGCTACTCCTTCACCGTGATGGACTTTCACTTTCCACTCCCTGCCGGTCTCCCGGCGCACAAGCAATGAAATCATACGATTAATCCGTTGATCGGGACGCGGTTCAACGCCTTCATGTGTCCACAAACCATGGAGAGCGCGATGCCCAAACCCCGCGACAACAGCAAGCCCCTGGACGAGTTCATCGCCCGCAAGGCCGAGATCGACACCATGCTCGATCGACTGAAAGCGCTCAGCGACGAGCACTTCAACTGGAGCCCCGACGAGATCAACTGGGGCCACGTCGGAACGCTGGCCCACTACGCCGAGCTCCTGAAGCGCATCACCGACGCCGCCTTCCAGGAAGGCGCGTTCGCCGAATAGACGGCCTTCGGCCCTCTCCGGCCCCGACCGGGTTCCCGGCGGGGCGTTCGGGCGGCTTACGCGGCGCCACCGGCGCCACGGTCCGCCCTCACGGTGGTGGAAGAGGCGCGATCACCGCGCCTCGCTCACCGAGGAGGGTCCCATGACCAAACTCACCGACACCCAGCTCATCGTGCTTGCCGCCGCCGCGGCCCGCGACGGCGGTTCCATCCACCCGCTGCCCGAAAACCTCAAGGGCGGCGCCGTCACCAAGGTGGTCCACGCGCTCCTCAAGGCGGGCCTGATCGCCGAGGCGGCGCCGAAGGAAGGCGACCCCATCGGGCAGACGCCGTTTGCCATCACTCGCCAGGGTTTCGAAGCGATCAACGCCGATCCCGACGAGGGCGCACCAACCCTACCCGACGCGCTCGGAAAGCTCACGGCCGCCCAGATCGCCACCGCCATCGGCACGATCACGGGCGAGGCCGTCGGCGCCAAATCCTTCAACTCCAAGACCAAGGCGCTCGACCGGTTGGCCGCGCTGATGAATGAACGCGACCTCGGCATTCACGACGTGCTCCGGGCGGCCGGTATCGAGGCGCTGACACCCGAGGGCGAGGCGGTTACTGGTCTCGGCATCGCCGACCCCTCGCCACCCCCGAAACCGGCCCGCAAGCCCCGCCACACCAAGCAACAGGTCTTGATCGACATGCTCCAGCGCGATGGCGGCGCGACCATGGAGCAGATGGTCGAGGCCACCGGCTGGCTGGTGCATACCGTACGGGGCGCCATCAGCGGCGCGCTCCGCAAGAAGCTCGGGCTCACCGTCGTCTCCGAAAAGGTCGATGGCCGGGGCCGGGTCTACCGGATCGAGCAATGACGGAGGCGACGATGGCCACCTACGCCGTGATCATCACCCGCGACGTCACCGAGAGCACGATCATCGAGGTCGAAGCCGGCACCCCGGAAGAGGCCGAGGAGCTGGCCGTCGAGAAGCTCTCGAACAGCACCGATGCCGAATGGCGGCTCGACGACGGCTCCTGGAACCAGGGCGACGCCTACGTCACCGCCGTCGATCGCATCGACGAGAGGCGGGGGTGAGCCGATGAAAACCATCAAGGTCAGCGACGCCGCCATCCTGCCGTTCCGCTCGACGGGCGACCGTCTGGCGGACGGCGACTGGCTGGTTCCGGTCGAGGACGACACCTGCGAACGGATTCAGGACGCGCGCCTGCCGGGCGAAACCGACGACGATACCGTCCAGCGGATGCTTCATGTTTATTTCGGTCGGCCCAGCAATTGAACCCTGCCAAAAACCGATGCCGCCGCCCTCCCGAGGGCGGCGGTGTCACGTTCCGAGGCTGCACGTCTGGAAACCTTTACCTCCGAGGCCAGAACAGGTACACGATCGGCAGCACCCCTTGCGGTTTCGAGCGCAGGGCGCGGGGCCTCTGCGGAGGCCTCTGCTTTTCTGCGGCAGTCATCCCCTAAGCAACAGTTTCGACACCACGGCGACGGGACTGTTTTCGTAACCTCCCTCCGACATCAGTTTCAATTTCTCACGAAGCCAAACGTCGTCCCACAAAAGCCACCCGCGCTCCTCGAAGTGAGCCCGAAGCAGTTGCCGGTCTTGTTCACTTACGATTTTTCCACATACGAGAGCGAGCGTGGTCTTGGGTTTCTTCGAAACGAGCCCGGACTCGCACATCTGAAGGCTTAGCCGATTGAGAACGACCCGCCGTAGGGTCTCCTCGTTGAATAGTTTGTACCGGTTCGCCGTCCTCTGATCGCTACCGTCGAACGCCTTGTGCGCGACCCCGGGCGAATCCAGATAGCTCTTGCATTCGACGACAAGAAGCTCGTTTCGTTTCCCGCTGTAACCGACGACGTCGAGTTCCCATCGCGGCGACGATGGCCGACCGATCTCGACTTTCTCTTCCTTCGTCAGTTCGACCTTAACGGCATTTTGAACCCAATACCCATCCCGCCAGAGGATTTCGCTGACCACGCTTTCGAAGGCATCCATGATGGCTCAAGCGTAGGCGATTTCCGGCCTCCGATCGACCAGGATTTCCACCCTGGATCAATGGATTCGAACCCTGATCTCCTCGAATACTCGTCGCAGCAAGTAGCTCCTCCCGATCGAGACGACCGTGAAGATCGCCCCGATCAGCAGGTTGTCGGCGAGACTCGCCTGCAGCCCGAACACCGGGAATACCAGCACCTGCGTCGTCACGGCGACGCCGTATCCGACGGCGACATTGGCGATGGCCTCGACAAACGACATGCGGCGGGACTGCCTCATGCGCCACGCACCTTGGCAATCTCTTCGAACGCGCGCCCGTCGCCATCGAGGGTCGCGGTCCGTCCCGTGGCCTCCTGCCAGCGCCGCAGGGCGACATCGACGAAGGCCGGCTGCAGCTCCATGGCATGAATGCGGCGCCCCAGTCGCTCGCCGGCGATGATCTGCGAGCCCGAGCCGCTGAACGGCTCGTAGCAGACCTCGTCCGGCCGGGTGTGCCGGCGCATCGGGATGGCGAACACCTCGATGGGTTTCCGGGTCGGGTGCTCGGCGCCCGCCGGGCGGGCATTGCCTTCCCAATCCAGTTCCCAGACGCTGGTCACCGCATGGCTGTTGTCGCCGCTGTGCGGCGGCTTGTGGCCCTGCTTCCAGCCCATCAGGCACGGCTCGTGCCGCCAGGGGTAGTAGCTGTGCGTCGGAATGGCCGCCGGTTTCACCCAGACGATCTGCTGGTGATTGAGAACCCCCAACTCCGACCAGATTTGTTCGATCAGCGCGGCCCGCTTGTGAGCGTGCCAGCAGTACCAGGCCGCGTCGCTCCGGCACACCGCGAGCGCCTGGGCGAACACGGTCCGCAGGAATCCCTCGGCGTCCTTGATGTCGACCTCGCGATAGAGGTCGCTCCAGTCGTGCCCGCCGTTGGGGCGGTCGGCACCGGTGTAGTCGACCAAATACGGAGGATCGGTCGCGAACAGTGCCGCCGTCTCGCCGCCCATCAGCCGGCTGACATCCTCCGCCTTGGTGCTGTCACCGCAGAGCAGGCGATGATCCCCGAGCAGCCACAGATCACCCAGCCGGGAAACGGGCCTCTCCGGCGGTTCAGGCGCCGCGTCACCCCCAACGTCGCTTTCCGCTCCACCGGCGCCGGCGCCAAGATCGCCAAGGAGTTCCGCGAGTTCGCCTTCGGCAAAGCCGAGAAGCTCAAGATCGACACCGTCCTCGTTCAGCTCCTGCAGTTCCGTCCGCAGCAGATCCTCGTCCCATCCGGCGTTGAGCGCCAGCTGGTTGTCAGCGATACGGAACGCCCGCGCCTGCGCCTCGGTCAGATGTTCGAGCCGGATCACCGGCGCCGTGTCGAGGCCCAGGTTCCTGGCGGCCAGCAACCGCCCATGGCCGGCGATCAGCACGCCGTTCTCGTCGACGAGACACGGCACGTTGAAGCCGAACTCGGCAATGGACGCCGCGATCTGGGCGACCTGGCCGTCCGAATGGGTCCGGGCGTTGGCGGCGTAGGGCAGCAGACGATCAGCCGGCCACTGTTCCACCTGAAGCGGATCATGCGGCATCGGAGGTCACCTTGCCGCGTTCGGCCGCGACGTCATCGTAGGACCGACCGTCTTCCAAGGTCACCGGCTGGTCCGGGAACAGCTGCCGCCATCTGAGAAGAGTGACATCCACATACTCCGGCGCCAGCTCGATGGCGCGCACCCGGCGAGCCATCTTCTGACCCGCGACGATGGTGGCGCCGGAACCGCAGAAGGGCTCGTAAACCACGGCGCCCTCGCCGCTGTAAGTTTCCATGACGAAGGCCGGGAGTTTGACCGGGAACACCGCCGGGTGCTCGGTCTCCGGGCCGCGCGCCTTGTGCCGGGTAATGCGGATCACGCTGTCGGGAATCCGCATCTCCTGCACCGGCTGTTCGGCGTGAGTCCATTTGCCGACCGTTCCGTCCTTCTCGCGAAGCCCGCCCTCGTCCTCGTGCAGGACGTGGCCAGCCCACTTGCAAGGCACGATCTTGTTGGCGCGCCGGGACTCGCGGTTGAAGTGGAAGACGAACTCGAAGGCCGGCGCCAGCCGTCCGTTCCAGTCGCCGGGCAGACCGGGACCCTGGTCCCAGACGTACAGGCCGAACCGCCTCCACCCCCGCTCGCGCATCCACTCGAGCCAGCCTTCCCAATAGGGCTGCCACTCGTTCGCGCGATGGATCAGGCCCAGATTGACCAGGACCTGGCCGTCGTCGGCCATCGGCGGATCGGCGAACACCCCGCGCATGAGCACGTCCCAATCGCCGACGCCTCCGGTCGTGTAGTCCCGCTGATTGCTGTAGGGCGGCGACGTGAACAGCAGATCGGCGCGCTCGCCGGCCATCACCCGGGCGGCGGCCTCGGCGTCCGTGCTGTCGCCGCAAAGCAGGCGATGGTCGCCCAACAGCCAAAGGTCTCCCGGGCGCGTCACGGGATCCCGCGGCGGCTCGGGCGTTTCGTCTCCAGCGTCATCGTCTTCGCTCGTTTCCTCGGGCTCGGCGTCGTCCAGCGGCGCCATCAGCCGATCGAGATCGGCGTCCTCGAACCCGGTCAGCGTGAGGTCGAAGCCCTCGCCGTTGAGAGCATGGAGTTCGCTCGCCAGAATCTCGTCATCCCAGGCGCCGAGGTCCGTCAGCCGATTGTCGGCGATGCGGTAGGCGCGCACCTGCGCCGGGGTCAAATGTTCCAGGCGGATCACCGGCACGCTATCGAGGCCGAGCCTGTGGGCCGCCAGCAACCGCCCGTGCCCGGCAATGACACCGCCGTCGCCGTCAACCAGCACCGGCACGGTCCAGCCGAACTCGACCATGCTGGCGGCGATCCGCGCCACCTGGTCGTCCCCATGCATCCGCGCGTTGCGCGCGTAAGCGCGCAGCCGGTCGATCGGCCAGCGCTCGACCGCGTCGGGCAGGTTCATGGTCATCGAGGGTGGTAACCTTGGTCGGGTGGTAACCGGGTTGGCGGGTTACCGGGTGG